GTACGGTCCCCACTCACCCTGGAGGTGCATGGGGCTATAGAAGTAGTCCCCAGGCAACCCTACTGTCGGTAGATCTTTAAGGACGTTACGTGGATCACTGCACCACACCACAGAGTCTGGAGCTTGTGTCGGGTTAACTGCAGTAATGATGAGGTCGCTAAACTTAAGTGGGAACTTCTCAGCGTCACTCAGGGTAGTATCCAACATGAACTGAAGCATGAAGTTACTACGACCCATAGCAGCTTCACGTTCTACCAAGTCCTCACTAGAGAAGCGATCCGGATCTGTCACATCCCATGATTCAGCACCAACATCGATGTCTTCCTGTAACTGTGGAGCTAACAGGCCCTCATAGTTACTGAGGGAGCGGGGATACCTAGCGGGCCACACAAAGGGACGGTAGTTACGCTCAGCCAGCTTACGGTAGATGGTGAAGGTAGTCTGTGGTGTACCAAGGTACATAATGCGACTGTCCTTCTTTGGTGTAAGAATGGACTCAGCTTCGGTGCATAGTTGCAATAGCTTCTCACGCATCATCTCAGTCATTGAGTTGCCCGGAACCTCAATGTCGTCAAGAATCATCAGGTCTGCACGACTGCCCGTTAACTGACCCGTGATGCCTACCGACTTCACGGAGGGTGCTTGGTGAGGTGAACAGTTAACATCAAAACTAATCCTAGACCAACGTGAATCATCACTTTTCGGTCGTAGGTGAACTAGCCACGGGGTCTCAATAATCAACTTCTGTAGAAAGATAGACATGTTATCAGCTCGTTCCTTAGAAGCCGAAATAATCATGATCTTCTTCTCTGCATCATTGAAGAGTGTCCACAACACAAACGCTCCAGTAATCCAACTTTTACCGACTCCTCGGAAGGCTTGGATCTGTAGTCGTTTGGGACCGTGCTGTAAATAATCAGCAATGGCGTATTGAGCACGTGTTGGTGACGGTAGATCTAGTTGCCCCCACAGTGCCTGTAGAAATAACTTAAAATCACCCCGTAATAGATCAAGCGTAGAATCGCCTCTAGCAGGCTTGTTGTTGGCCATATGGTAGAATATACGAAAGGGCCCCCACAGGGGTGCTGCAGGGGCATATAGGTGCCAATGGTGGCGGTATCAGTTGGCCAGCTTAGTGCGAGTACCACCATACAGGTTAGTTAGGCGCTCTGTCTCACCAATACGCATGTTATTAGCACGTAGCTGTTGCTGTGGATCCCGTGGACGGATACGTGTCTCTGGGTCGTAAGAGATGTTCATCAGTCTACCGTAATTTAATGCGGCATTCTTAGATGGACTGAATCCACGACTAACCATTGTACTGGTAACTGGATCCTTACCAATAGCATAAGCAATCTTAATCTTACGGATCAACTCAATAAGGGGATTGGATTCTTCCCGTTCATTAGGTTTGGGCATCGTTATCTATTCCACTGGAACTGTCGTTCATGAGGTTGGTCGATAGTACTCATCATACCGCCAGGACCAAAGCGTTCCTGTGATGGAGGAGCAGTATCAACAATCCTTAGACTACTAGAACCCCTGACTGGTTTAACTGCTGGTTTAGTTGTTGCCTTTACTTTAGCCTTTACTTTAGCTTTTGGTTTGACTACCGGCTTAACAACTGGTTTAGCAGCTGGTTTGACAGCTGGTTTAGCAACCGGAACAACTACTGTTGGTTTTGGAGCAGGCACTGGTTCACGTGTTGCAATAGCTGCAGCCTTTTGACCAAGTGATTGACTGGTAGTCAGAACAACAGTAGGTTGAGGAGTTTTATACTGTGTAACTGTAGGACCTTTTGGTGTAGCAGGCTGTGCAATCCTGAGTGGACCTGCACTAGGTTCCTCTACTGCTGGGGCAAATTTAGAGACATCATATTGCTCTTGACCGGCTTTCGACATCTCGTTAATATCAATACCTTCACCAGCACGTTCACGTATGTAATCATACATGGCAACTGGATTGGCACCTTGTTTAACCAGTTGATCAAAGGTGTAGTTTAGTGTCTCTAGGTTCTCTGTTGGCAGAAGTCTGGAACTTCTATTATTTAAGGTAGTCCCAAGTAGAACTGAGATATATGGATTAAGTGGACTACCAACCAAGCCACCACGAGTCGGTAGGTCTTGGGTGAGCAAAGATGCTTCTGCTAACCCTTGCACCTTATTGGTAGCCATGCCGATATCACTTACCTCAGCTTGAGTTTGAGGTCGGAATGGGTTTTCCAAACTACGGCCAGCTGCTTGGTTGGCTTGGTTGTACTCAGCACCTGCAGCTGCTATATTACCAGGAGCACCAGAAGCAGATGTCTCAAAGTGGCCAAGATCTAGCTTCATGCCAAGTCTACGACCAACTTCTTGTGAAACCTTCTGTGCATTACTCCATTCACTTCCTTCAAGTTTACCCAAGTCTTGAGCAGGTAGGCCACCAGTTGCTTTATTCCAAGCTTCTATGAGTGCTGGACTTTGAGCATCTCTAAATTTTCTACCAATAAGCTTCCCTTTGTTGTCAAAAAAAGAAAGTGGTAAGGTAATATTAAGTTTTTGTAGTGCTTGCTTTTTAGATTCACCAGTAGCCATCCGTGCTGCTACAGCATCAGATACTTCCTGAGGAGCATTAAATCCCGGTGGAATTAAATTAGCCTCTTGGTATTGACGCATAACATTGATCTGTCCTTGCGGATCAGTTGTCGTATACGTGCCTTCACCAAGTACTCTTTTAATTTCACGGCTCTGCTGGCTCCTTACTGGCATTGTACGTGGAGCCATTACTCAGCTCCCAACAACAGCCGATCCACCTTCCTTCTTTTTCTTCTCTTGATTCATGTAACGCTCAGCCACTTCTTTACCACGGCTATTGTGCATTTCCTTGGCTTCTTTGGCCTTGCCCTTCATCATCATCTTGTCCATGTTAGTTAATGTGCGATAGAATAAGTGTTTCTCTATGTGTCGGACCGAATGTGTCCCTCATCCATTGTAACCAATTTCTACTGCCCTTAGCCTGATTACATTTCCTACAACTGGGTACCAAATTTGATGTAAGGTCTTCGCCACCAAAACACTTAGGGCGAACGTGATCAAGTGTAAGTTCATGTAGTTCATAAGTTTCTCCGCAATAAACACATTGACAATTGAAGTATTCTTTAATTGCACGACGGTGTAGCCTCTTTGCTTCAGAGCTTGTCATCGTTATTAGGTTATGGAGGTAGTGATCAGGACTTGGGAACAGGGGAGTCACATTACTGATTAAAAAGGAAGAGTCATACCAAAGATCTTCATGGGTTTGTTGACCTTTGGTTTTGGTTTAATCGACATGGGAGCAGCAATCGGATACGCTTGATTTAGTTGCTGTGCATAATTAGCACGGCGATCCTCGTGTGGTTCACCAGGCCTAAAGTAGTTCCTACTGAAGTACACTGCTTGTTCTTGTGGTGTACCCTTCGTAGGAGCACGTTCAAAAGACTGCGTGTACCCAACCAGTGAGTTACCATTGGGATCATAATCACCACGATACTCCTTAGCCATGTACTGCAGTTGGGCATCAGGGTTATTCCTATTTGGATACCTACTGGCCCACTGGTCATAAGCAGTACGCCTAGCACCAGTGAATTGACCAGCACCACGACCTGCTCCACTGCCACCTTCAACAACATCAAGGTTGCTAAGGTCAGCAGAACCAGTCTCTTGAATTAGGTTAGCAGTGAACCCAATAGCTTGGTCCCTGGTTAACTTGGGGATACGACCATTACTCCACTTAGACATCGTACCGTCAGTTAACAACTTAAGGGTACGAGCAATCTGTGGTGATGGTTTAATCTTCAACGCCTCAGCCATACTTCTTACCTCGGCGAGGTCGAGTACGATTAGCCTTCGGTGATTCCAACTTACCTTTATTGGGACCTGTATGGCTGGCATCTTTACCATCACCATTACCATATGTTCCGAGCTTTCGATTAAGCTGGTTGGCTTCGGTACGGATTTTAAGACCTTCCTTTGTCTTGTTGTATTCGGCCTGTTGCTTAAGACGTTTGGCCTTAGCTTCGGGGTTAGCTTTGTAGTACTTAGACGTGCGACTTGCCATACAGCCTCTTCTGGATAAGTTCAGGATCTACCTTTGGCATGATGGTGGCGAGCTTATCCAATGGATTACCATCGTAAGCAACACCACTGATGTCGTTCTTAGCCAACCAGTCACAAGCTGCCTTCAGGTCTTGCGTGGTAGCCTCACCGCTTTTAATACGATTGAGTAACTCTACTGTAACAATATTGTGGAGTTCATTAAACATGTCCTCCGTAGCTTTTGTCTTTTTAGCCATTTCTCAGTACAATCTGATCTAGCTTGTTTTCAATGCGGATCATGTGATCCTCCATCTTTTGTAAAGCGTTGGCGAGTTCTTGGCGGGGAACGTACTTCTCAGCAAGACGTAATTCAACACCATCGATGCGTTTATCGATTTGATCCATGCGTGTATTAGACCTGCTGTTGATAGTGGCAATACCACCACCAATGCCAATAACAAGGGACGCAACTCCTGTAATGATTGCTTCAATCATGTTCCCGTAGAATACGTATCAATTTGTCCGCATAAGCGGGATCAGTTGCATATCCCTCACGTACCAACAATTGTGCGCACTCCGTAGGGGTAAAAGCACGGTTGACGCCCGTATACCCTTTGTAATCCTTGTACCAACGATCCACCAAGTATGAGACGCAGGCATCAAGAGACGGGAAGTTTTTGAAGCGGGCATCCATCTTGATCTCCATGCCACTAACAAACTCTGTCGTAGAGACAAGTGAGCCTTCACCATCTGTACCCTTGATGCCGAAGTAGTTATTGGTACCGGATGTATGTTTACCGTACCCACTTTCCAGAGCCCATTGAGCAGCTACTACCTCTGGGTATTTAGCACCAGCATTACGGGCGGCAGTAATCACTCCCTCCCAAGTGTTAGTAACGGGAGCTTTAGGTGTTGGGATATTCGTGGGACGGAAGGTCATAAACCAACCAGTTCGGGCGCCTTCGACTTCCCAACGCTTTAGCCAGTTGACCCAGGAGTACTTCACTCCTTGACCACCTGAGCCAATCTTGACGTATCCACCGTTGACGTTATCCATCTCACCGTATGGATCGTGGAAGACACCCTTTCCACCTTCGTCACCAATAAGGAGCATCCAATGGCCACCACCAGTAGGTCGTGATGCATGGCCACGATGTAGGATACCTGTAGCAGTTGGGAACCCGTTCTTTAGTTCGTTCAGTAGTGCCTGCTTGGTACCGTTCTTGTAGAAGGTGGCAGTAACACCGTAGTCCTTGCAGGCTTTAAGGTGGGCTGTGTATTCAGTTGTGTCTCCGTACTTTAGGACTGTACGAAGGTAGTCATCATCAGCGTTACTACCACGCAGTGCATCGGGACGGAGATACTTGATTGCCATCGCACAAGTCGATGAGAAACACATCCTGTCGCCGTGAGCTGTGGCAGAGTCCGTCTGGGCGTAGTATTGTTTAACAGGTAGTAGAACCATTGGTCTACTCCTTAGTAAATGCCCGACGCAGGCGACGTATCTTATCGTCTTCAGTGCGGGTCTTACTGAAGTAAGCAGCTGCCATAGAGATGGCTTGAGTAACGCTGTTGGAGCGACGCTTCTTAGTCATTCCCAAGTATTCAGATGTAATAAAAAGAATAAAAAAGGCCAAGGTCTCATAAGAAACCTTGATGCCAAGGATGGTGATCATGGTTCAACCTCTTCAGTAGGTAATAGTTCAGGCGTCTCCCAAACGCCAAACTCAGGCCCAGTAACGTATGCAGCAAGCTCATCAGTAGAAGTGGTAGCTTCAATGGCGGCTTCCTTTTCGTCACTCTTAGTACGAATTTCAGAGCGTTCATCAAGTGCCCACTGCGGCACCGGCTTTTGAGAGCTAGGGTCTGAGCTACGAGTAATGAGCCAGTCGGTGTTAACCAGCAGGGTGGCAGCAGTCTGCTTAACCTGACTAACCCACTGTTCAACAAGCTGTGCGTGGTCTTTTGGAATGCC